CAGCACCCGCCACAAGAGCAGAACCGCTAGTAGCGTAAACGTGAGGTTCCGCAAGGATACCTACGTAGTTAGCCGCAGACGCGGCAGCGTTTACAATCAGAGTACCGAGGTCGGTTTCGGCGGTAGCACCTTTAATCATCAGGCCACCAGCCACGACATCAGTAGCCGAGTGTATAGGGAGGCGAACCACCCTAGACTTCAGAGACTGAATAACTTGCATTTATTATACCTCTTTAATTTTAATAAATCCGTTTGTGTAATTCTATGATGATGTCAAGTAGTTAGAACCCAACTTTGGGTCTAGGCGTGGGAGCCTGAGTGACATTAGTCACCTTGGAACTGTTCTTCGATAGACAAAAGGGACAACCAGCACCCTTCTTTAACGCTTGTTCCCCAACATTATGAGTATTGGGGTTCCCAACGTCGTCCGTCATACCAGAATCTGTGGTGTCACCATTATTCATGGTCCCAACATCAACACTCTGAGTTATGACTCCGCCAGCACCAGACCCATCAAAACTTCCACCACTATAATCAACCTTATTCAAATCAACCAGGAAACCGCATATCTGACACCTAACTTTCTTTTTGAACCCGCCCCTGCCTTGGGCCGCACCAGTGCGTGTGTTATTGGGCCTGAGAAGACCATCACCCTTGGTTTCAGAAGGAAACACATCAGAGAAACCCATAGGGTTTGTCTCTGGTATGAACTTTGCATCTGAACCGTAGTCTTTTTCAGCCATTACTTTTTGTACTTCTTATAGTCTTCTATTCCGCTAATCTTCACGCTCTTGGCTATCGGCTTCTTTTCCATCTTGCTAAGTTGAGTGTAGTAATCCGGCCTCTCGTACACATGTTGTTTGGCTACTTTCTCAGCTTTCTTAGGGCTATTGGTATGTTCTTTTTCTACCTTTTTACCCATTTTTACCTGTTTGTCTATTACCTTTACAGGCACTTTACTCTTCTTAGCAAGTTTCTTGACAGGTTCTATCGGTTTCATTTCTTGTTATACTTGTCAAACTCTTCTTTAGCGCTTATCATAACCCCGCCATCACCCTTAAGGTCGTGACGATACTTGTTAAGCCTATCGAGTTTCTCGCGGTCAGGCACTATTTTCTCCATAGTGGCCCTCTCATGAGAACGAAGGTCAGAGAAATCGGTAGGCATCTCCTCACCGTTATCGCCTTCATCATCATTGCTCCCAAAACGGGCAGAACCATTAGGAGTATTGCGCATATTCTTTTCTCCGACCTTACCCTTTATGTAAACTTCGGCTTTTTCAAGCAGTTTACCCATTTTCTCTTTATCATTCTTAATGGTATCGGGGTAATCAGAGAGAAATTCATCTATTTCTTTCTCATACCTAGAGAATTGAGGCTTTTTGGCGAAGTATTCGCTCTTGGTACGGTCATAGTTCTTGGATTTCTCAAGTTCAGCGTACCTGTCTTCGGTTTTCTTGGCCCTATCCTCAGCTTGCTTAACCCTTTCCTCAACAGAACGGTTAATTTCGGCTATCTTAGCTCCCATTACGTTGTCGAGAGCCGCAAGACCTTCACGTTTCATGCCGGTTTTCTCTTCCCAAGCAGTCCACTGTTCCTCAGTCCATTCAGGCGGCTTCTGCTGGGTGTTCTGTGTGCTTTTAAGGGCCTCTACCATACCCTCAGCCCTAGCCGCAGCTTCCCTAGCTTCCTGCGCCTTACGCCTTTCCTCTTCAATAGCCTTCTTGTTATCTTCCTCTAAACGAGCCCTTTCAGCTTCCTGCCGTTCAAGCTCTTTATCAATCTCTTCTTGTTTCTTTTTGGGGTCCATTTTGTATCCTCCGTTATTGTTGCTCTAAGTTGGAAGTAATCTCAGTTTTGTACTGCTCAAGTTCTTTAAGTGCTGTATTTGCCTCAGCACATTTATCCGCATTCGCATCAACCATTGAAAGAATCTCGTCGTAAGCGGATATATTTCCAGCCATTGCTTTCACGGAACCGTAATGGCTCATGGGATGATTTATGTCGTTCTTTAAAAGCGCCGATATAATCATCTCCGACTGGGCGTCACGAGATTTCTTTATTATAGATTTAAGAGCTTTCCAAAACATGTCCTTGTCAGTAGTTTCAAGCTGAGACAAGCTGTTGGAATATTCCTTAACTCTACTTATTTTGTCAATGACCTGTATAAGAGTTTTCTCATTGTATTTATTCATAGTTGCTCCTTAAGTACATATATTACCATTTATTTATTAATATGTCAACACTAAACATTGTTTAGCGGGCTTTTAGGAGACGGAGTAACAGTAGACTGTGTTAAAGGCTGTGCCCCACCAGCCTGTGCCTTATTAAGCATTTGTTGTATAGGGTTCATTTGTTGCCCATCTGTTTGAATCATCAGCTTTTCTTTTTGAGGCTCACCAGAGGCTACAACCATCCTATTCCACATTTCTACAGCTTTCTGGTCATTAGCCTGTATAAGAGGAAGAAGTTGGGCGTAAGTCTGAAGTAATCCACCGAGTCTCTGCATTGAAAATTCCGGGCTCAGGGTTACGCTCCGACGTTTAGCTCTCCATACTATAGAGTTGTCAAAGAACACCTTTTTATCAAGGCTTTTGACGGCGAGTTTCCCATCTTGCTCTATATTATACTTAACCCTATCAGGGCCAAACTGTGCAAGCAATGCACAATGAAGCTTTGCAAGGTCAGGCATAGAGCGCCTAAACTCGTCTAGATAGTCGTCTATACGCCCGTTCGCTTGCTGTAACAGGGCGATAGTCTTACCCATAGGGGCTCGAGGGTCTTGGACTGTTTCCTTGCCGGACATAGCCTGCGTGGGACCAAGGCAAAACTCGAGATACCTAACTATCTGGTTTTCCTCATCAAGGGAATCCCCACTGTTAGATAAATCATGCAACTGGAACTGCTTTATAGACTTATCGATGTCTTCAACGTAGAAAGCGGCTCCTGGCTTAATTATGTTCTCTGCCCTATAGAAATCAAGGTCTTCTTTGTACTTCTTGTCAATAAGAAGTATCGGGCTTGTTGTAAGCATCCTAACGTTATTTCTGTTACGATGAATAGCATCAAGTAATTTAAATTTGTCTTGACCTTCGTTTAGAAGGGATATACCAAGGAACCTGTCTTCCCTAGACGCAAGCCTAAAGTCAACACAGAAATCTATGTTATTCCTTATGTGGTAGTTCTTAAAAGAAAGTACGATGTTGGGATGTTCAGCACTGAAGGTAACAAGATACTTTTCCGGTATACCATCACCATCCAAATCTTCTTTCCACACGGCGTCAATAATCTTAAAAGGCTTATCGTCGTCGGTAGGAGATATGACAAGTTTGTCTATGAAGTTCTTAGAAGCTGACCACCGGTCTTTTTCACCAGAAGGTTTCTTGGAGATTAATTCCTCAACCTTGTCCTTATAAAATTCATTCCTCTTGGCGGCCTCACGAAGCTTGTCCTTAGCCATGAAATATTCCCTGCCATACAGCTTCATATCGCAAATGCGAGTCTGATAGGTAGGGTAATATACAAATCTAGCTAAAGGAATAATCTCGTAGGCGGGACCATCAAAAAGTATATTGTCAAACTGGTAGTTGGCTATTAACTCTACTTCTGGGTCTGTAATAAAAGCGTCGGCTATCTCTTGGTACTCTTCCTCTGTCATGCTGGCAGACATGTATGTAGGATAATCTGCCTGAAAATCAGCGTACTGCTTGTAAGTCTTACTGTCTGAACACTTCTCGATAGTCCGCTTCCAATAGCCGGATACTATAAGTGTGCCATCTCTAAGGCAAGGTATTGTACCCTGCTTAAGTATATCTAGTCCATTGCTCTCACTATGGAACGAATAGTTAGTGGCCTCTTCTATGCTAGGAAGTTGTTCTTTAACTTCGTCTTCCTTGCTAACGGCGGTAAATATATCAGGGTCTTGGTATGCTGTTTTATTAAACGTGGATTTGAACGTTTTAGCCATACCAGAGGCATAAGATATGGTTACATTAGAAGAACCCTCAAACGGGAAATTGGTTACTTCTACCACGCCCTCAAGCATCTCATTCATCTCAATAAGATTCCTGCGGTTGTTGGTGGTTTGCTTTTCCCAAACCTTATACTCTTTATGAATTTTTGTACCAATAAAATCAAGCTTTTCTTTGCTCTTTTTTAAGTTCTTATCCTTCGTTATTTCCTTAACGCGTTCTATTTCTTTTTGAATAGACTTGTCAAGACTAGGAGGAGGAGGTACAAATATATTTAACAGCATGATTATTTTTTGCCTTTCTTTCCACCATTCTTCATCTTCTTAAGAGGCTTAACATTCTTGCTGGGGTTCTCAGTTTCCTTCTCATGCTCTTCGGCATCTTCAATATCGTCGTCGGGCTTTTCTTTCTTGGCAAACATCTGCTTAGAAACAACCCTTTCGAACCTAGGGTCAGATACTGCGTGTGTGCGCATTACTTTCCCACCAGCAGACTTAATCTGCTTCTTTATGTTCTTTTCAATATTTTTCATATCTAAGTCCTAGGTCTAAGCTCACCCATTGTTTTAGTCTCACATCTTGGGCAAACTATGCTTCTGTCTTCAAATAGTCTATGGCATTTAGAACACATGTACATCTTTACATGCTCTCCATGCGCTTGTCTACCCTTCATCCGTTCCAAGTCAGACGCCCGGACCTCAGATTCAAATCTTGAGGCCCGAGCATCTTCCTCTTTCCTACGTTGGTAGGAAGGCATCTTCTACTCCGCACCCTTAATCTGGGGGAGCTTGGGAACACTCACATTCGGGTTGGGGCCTTCTTTGTAGGCAGGAGCCTTGCGGTCATGCTTGCCTTTCTCACTCACATCGCCCTTCTTACCGGAACCCATAGAATTATAATCTTGCATAATTACCTCCTTTACATTAAAATTATTTCTTGAACTTGTTTACAAAATTCTTCATCATGCTGCTATGCTCTTGAGGCGTAACTATCTTGCTCTTCCTTTCCTGCTCAGCCTTAATAAGAGTCATAACTGCTTTGAAATACTCAATCTTCATACTGTCCAAAAGTAGAGTAGCCTCAAGTACAGGAACCTTATTAACGGGTATACCAATCCAGAACATGCTTGTTTCCGGATTGAACTCCATTACGGGACCATCTACACGAGGGAGAGAAAGCTTTATTTCTTCTTTGGCGGGGGCTTCAGTAGTTGTGTTTTCCATTAGTTTACCTCGACGGCAAGCATGTCTTCTTGTGTTATAATTATGTAAGTAGTACCGTCTTCAGTTACTATCTTAGGGCAATCTAAACTTACCGGAGAACACCACACTTTTTCGCCAATCTTAAGTTCATGCCTAATGTATTCAAAATCAATTTTGTCCCCGAGTATTACTACTTCGCCTTTCCAAGCGTCTGCCCTACGTTTTTTCTTTCTGTCTATAACGCTATCAGGGATATAAAAAGTGCCGACCTTATTTACATCATTCAACTGTTTAACAAGAATCCTGTCACCTTTCAAGTCAAGCCTCTTAATGTCACAATTCATGTTGTTCTCCTTTACTATCAGCCTGTATTATACTAAATAATCTACGTATTGTCAATATTAAAAATACTCAATAAAGGCAATCTCAGATGCCTTAACCTTAGACACAAGAGCAGATTTGTAATACAGGTCTACAAATCCAGCCCAAGTATCACTCTTTTCCATCTTGTCGCACAAGAAACAAGCGTTATGAGCTGAACCAAGATTAACAACTATTTCGCCTTTAGAACCTTTCATATAGTCTCCTTGTATATACTCCACCTTTCTGGGCATTGGCTTCCCCAGTTCAATGCTAACAACCAGCCAAGAGGTATCCTAGTTACATGCCCGAAGGTACTTGTTATCGTAGCGCCGCATAGTAGCGCAATCTCTTGAACTAAAAGCAATTTTTGTATTACCTTGAAGTTGCTTTAGAACTTCTCCAGCGTTTTATTTAAGGAGTTAAACGGGGCTCAAAAAACTCCCCCCAATAGGAGGCACGTCCTAAAGGGGGGTTACAAAGCGAGTCTGTTGACCGTGCCGCCAACATAACTATATTAGCACATTTACTTCTTTTTGTCAACACCTTTCTTTATTTCTTTTATTTTTTTGCGAAACCTTTCTTTCATTTCCTCGTCGAAGAGAGGGGTATTTATGGGCCTAAAAGAAGGAAGTTTTTTTATCACGTAATTTTCCTCACACCGTATTTATCACCTTGAAAATTAGGGTTAAACACCATGCTACCGTTACCACGCATGTAAATATCTTTAAACGATTTCTCGCTAGGGTCTAGGTCTTGTGTGTACTTAGAAGCAATAAACCAAGCTATTGCAAAGCCCATCACCCTGTCACTATAACAACCCTCTTGAGGCTCCATTGACTCGCCATCGTACACGAACGACCGCATTTCATCAATTAGTGCACTTGAACGAATCTTGATTCTGAAATCCTTGATACCCTCAGAAAGCTTATGTATCATCAGAGGCTTTGTGCGTTTGGTTGTTTCCCAGCCGTACAGTTGGTCTTTAGACTTGTAGGAGTAGTCTGACTTCTCACGCTTCCAAAGGTTAGAATACCCAAGCCCTATAAGTTTCTGCATGGTAACAGCGCCAACACCGGGCCAAGACTCAGGTATAAGCAGGGCATTGTTATAATACCTTCCAAGTGTGGCTAAAGTATCACCGAACTCGTCAGGGGCAATATGACCGTGGTATTCACCTACCTGTTCCATTTCGTTGATGTCTATAATCTCAGCAGTAGAGAAGCAACCGTTTTTAATACCCTCAGCCACATCAGCGCCTATTACGTAGGTATGGTTCTGTGTAGGCATTTTCCAGATACGAAGGTTGCCATTGTCCACAGGCTTAAATCTAACCTCCTCACCAGCATCGATGAGCAATCCACGCCACCCCGGTTGCTTACAGAACTTTTCATGTTCCATAAGTGATATCCAGTCAAACACCATAGCAGAGGAAGATATGAAAGCTTCTTCAGCAGTAACAGGGTATTCCTGTGGGAAGAGTTCAACCTGTGACATATCCCTACGTTTCTTCCTTCGCCAAGCTATCTGCTCCATGTCGCAGTTGAATATGTCAACAAGGTCTTTTTCTTCCTTGCTTAAATCGTTAAACCCCTGTACGCCTTTGATACGGTAGGTATCGTCCAGCACCCAAGGTATAAATATGGCTTTATAGCGGGAGTTATTTTGTACTGCTTTCTTCCAAAGCTGGTGAGCGAAGTTAATACCGTTTGCGGTAGTCTCTATCACACCCTCTGCATCGTCCATCAGGGCTTCTTCTACGGCAGTCAGGACTTCTGGGTCGTCCCAGTGGGCAAACTCCGAAAGATGGTAGTCTGTTATGTCCGAACCCCGACCGAACTTCTTGCTGCCAGCTGTCCCGATGTAGAAAGTCGAACCCGTGTCCAGGAACTCTATCATCCCTTCCGATTCCTTTATCTTCACGTTCATCGGCCATAAACAGTTCTTAACCATTGGCATAACACGCTCACGGAACATCTTAACAGTAGCGTCATCGTTCTGAGTTAACATGATGGCGCGCTTGTTCTCTTGGAAGTTACACTTGTGTATAAACCGTGCTATGTTAAAGGTAGACATTCCTCCCTTGCGTGACTTTATGATGTAGTCAAACTTGGAGTGGTTCTCCCAGTAATACTTCTGAATTTTGTTTAGTTTAAACCTGACAAGCTTATTGGTAGACTTGTCTATAATTTGGTAAGCTTTCTCAGCAAAAAAGATTAAATCTTCCTTGCACCTTCGCAGGATTTCTTCTTTGGTGATTTCCATGAGTGTTATGCTACTTCAGATTCAAGTTGACCGCGGTAAGCGTTTAGGATTGCCACTTCCATCTTCTTGCGGCATTCCTGATTGATAGGATGGCAGACATCATTATACTTTCCATCTTTGGATTTCATACTCGGCATACACACAACAAAGCCTTCTGGCTTGGATATGATACGGATTTTGCGGATACAGAACGCTTCGTCTATTACTATGGAACAGTAAGCCGCAACAGGGGGTTCTTCCTTGACGACTTTTATATTTATACTAGTGATATCCATGTTGTTTGTGTTCCTTTTTATGACAATCCACACAAAGAGTTTCTCCATTATTTATTTCCCACAAAGGGGAATACTTCATTGCGGACTCATATATATTATCTTTCCCAAATATTTCTTTTAAATTGTCTATAAGTTTTTTAAATCTTATTAAATGATGTGCATTAAGTTTTGGTTTAACCTTCCCACATTTTGCACACCTAAAACCGTCTCTTTGAAATACACTAATAATCCAGTCTTTATACTTTCTTGAATTTTTTATTAGTTTTATTTCATCAGTAATACCGCCTTTCCAATTAGTACTACCAGACCCAGACCTTTCTTTTTTATATGTTTCGCCCATGCATTTTCTTGAACAGTGTTTGCCAAAACCCCTATAAACCACATCTTTTCTAACAGAAAATTCTTTATTGCACACACAACACTTTGTTTTAACTAAAGAAATACATCCTGGTTTATACTCTTTTTTGCATTTTGTAGAACAAAAGTTATGCTTATTGTTTATTTTTTGGAATAAAGATGTTTTAAATTCTTTGCCACAATAAAAACATACAACAGAAACTATTTTCTTTCGCATAAAGTATTCACGCTGGTTATTTCCATGATGTCCTTTACTTCTTCCTACGTTTACCACCTTGGTCTTCAATCTTTTTACCTATCTGTTTACCACGGGAAGTGAAACCACGCTCAGTAGTTCCGAATGAGTCTGTTACATGTCCTTGCTTTTCTACCATTGAGTTATATACGTCTTTTGCTCTAAGGTTTTCAGTCTTTTTAATAATATCTTTGTTTTCTTTGTTTATAAACTTTTCAGACTTTTTAGGAAGAATAGATTTAACTTTATTAAGACCTTTAGATTTTGCAATAGCGTCTATTTCATTCTTCTCTTTAACGTAAGACCTCATAGATTTTACTTTGTCAAATGCTTTAGAGCCTACGTCTTTAAGTTTGCTAACAGCTCCGGTGCCACCTAGTTTATCAGCCGCCATCATACCAGAACCAGCACCGATAGCCATGTCTACGGCTTTCATTACTTCAGGATTCTTGGTAAACTTTTTATAATCAGCTTTCACTCTATCAAATTTTGATTCTTTTTTAGACATTAGATTTCTCCGTCAGCTTTCATAGATTTAAGGATGTTGTCTATTCCTATATTGACATTAACTTTACCATCGTCTTTCCCTTCTTCCTCAACAGACTTCATCCAGATGTTCATTCTGCCAGCGTCGCCTTCAAGCATAAGCTTCTCATAGAACTTTCCAAGGACTCCAGGAGTAAGCCTCTTAGCCCAAGCCTTCCAGTTCTGTTTAATCCTAGACTGCATTTCAGGACATCTCTCCCAATCATGGAGCATGTCTTTAGTAATACAAAACTTCTCACCAAAGTCTTTCCTATACCTGAGTTGTACAAGTTCAATCAGGTCAGGACTAAAGCCTTTTTCTTCAAGCTGTTCTATAGTAAACTTTGAAAAATGCCTAGGAAGGGAAAGCCATTCTCCGAACTTATCAAAAGCTGCAAATAGCTTTGGGTCGTTGATTTCCATATCACGAATTATACTATATTATATACTCGTTGTCAATGTTGTTTATTGGTTTCAGGAAGGTCATTATATATGTTCATCAGTACGGTTGTAACCTGACTTATCAAATCGTAGTTAAACCGAACACCCTTATACGTAAACCCTTCGTAAGAGTGCATCTGGTCTCTAACCCACTCTCTGATGTCTACACATACAGAACCATTTGCTTTCGTGAGTGATACACATATGTCAATATTTGGATATTTGTTAATGCTGAAAAGCTTTTTGTTGCCAGTATCAGGAACATCAGAATCAGGTACTTCAGGTAGGGATGTTAGGAAGTTAATAACCTCAAGTAAGAACCTATTTGAAATCGTAATACCTTTTTTGGAACTGTAATACTTGTTCTTGTCCACTGAATAGGAACTGGCCCTCAAGTCAGTGTACATTCCCATCTTGCCATCAGACTTACGGAACTTAACCAGAGCAATAGCTATATTAGCCGTAGGGCCATTGCGTATAGTGCCGTAGATTTTTGGGAAATAATTGGTTATGTACTCTCTATCTCTGTGCTCATGGAAGGCAGAATCAGGCTTATGTGGTATCATGGTGACTCCTTAAAATTGACCCCCACATTTGAGCATAAACTATGTAGCTTAGAGGCTTAGGGGGTACTTAAAACGTCTAAAACGTGCTCTCAGGTCACGGTATCCCTAGAGCGTATCCAGCATTCCGACCATAACCACCAATTAGTGATGGGTAACTGGATTACACTATTAATATAGCAGATTCACAAATCATTGTCAAGTCCAAATTTGCATTTTTGGGTGGTACTAGGAGGGGCCTAGGTATCATATCCCTGAGAGTCCAGATTCTAATTTCCTCCCCAGACCTGACATACCAAGGTACTTAACTTAGTGGCTTTTAAAACGCACACGCACTGACGAGATATAGGTACTTCACCTTATCTAATAAAGAATTGGAGGGTGGGTAGTCACATCAGAGCCATTATATATCTTTACATACGCGTTCGCATAGACTACATATAATAACCTATATATATCTGATACAGTTAATAGCGTCTTAATTATATATATAACTAATCCCGCCCCGTATTGTTAATAACTTGTTAATAACCCGTTTATATTGTTAATAACTCTATACTCATATTGCCTAATAATATATATATATAATATAGTCATCTATATGTTAAGTATATCATATGGTAAATAGTATACACTCTTATTATATAGTCAACCAATCTAATGGATATCACAATAAGTCTTTAGAACTATTGTGTTATAACTATGTTTATCTATTCAATGCCAGACGTAAAAGTTAGCCTTGCCTAACAAAGTTAGCCTTGCCTAACATTTTGCCATTTTTCCCATACTTACCGCTAGGTAGGTTTCACCGTTACAAACCACAAAAGTAAATCTTGAGCAAAACTTGAGCGAAAGCTTAGGCCCTTGTAAATGCTATAGCCTTCCGCCGTTAAATTGCAACACTATAGCAAAAAGCAAGTAGCAAACATGTAAAAACCCCTTGTATTTCATCGTTACAAAAAACAAAACGCTTTACACAAAAACACGGCATTTGCTACACTTAAAACATGGCAAAACACAACGGCGGCAACGGCAACACGGCCCACTTTAAACGCCATTATATATAATATATAGCAGATAAAAATAAGACAATTTAGTTAAATCAGATAGTCATGGAGAAAATAACATGGAAAACGTGTCTAAAGTAGCGACAGTCGGAATGAGCGTGAAAAGCGCTGAGGAAATAGCGAAACAGAAGGAAATGGCTAAGACGGCATATAGCCTACTCGGAATGGAAATGCCCGAAAAGGCCGAAAAGGTGCGGAAAACGTCCACCGGGAGACGGTACAAGCTCGGATACCGTGACCTTGTTGACAACGGCAAGAAGATAAACATAAGCGAGTTAATGCCGTATGAAGCGGGGGAACAGGGCATAGACTGCGAGAGCTTGTGTCGGACTGCGCGGGCCTATATAGCATATAAAATAGGCCATACTCTCAAAGAGTTAAATATTCAGGAAACGGGTCATACTAACTTTTATTTCAGGAACCGTATCACTGAAACAGATAAAAGCATAGAAATAGAAGATATGAGCGCTTCTAACGCCTATGAGTTTATCTGGGCCTTTTACAAGGACTGTTTATCCGAAATTACGGATAAATGGGGCATACTTCAGACTGAAACGGGCGAAAAGGTTTTTTTAGCGGTCAAAAACGGGCACTATCACGTTGTGATGATAGCCGCTCCGGAAGCTAAACAAGCCTAAGACAAGCACTAACGGCGGTCAGAAATGGCCGCCTGTTAGTCATATATATATAAGCATTGATAAACGCTTTTGTATATATGAGTAACAAATAATAAATCAGTATTTCGCAAGTATCATTCCTTAAAGCGGCGGCCTAGTGGCTTAGTTAGATTGATTATGCCAAATTACATGATTGTTAAGCAAATTTCAGCAGGATTGATTATATCTTTCATAGTGTCGTATGCTTACATAGTTTGCAACCTTTACTTATAGGATTAAACAATGATTAAATCGATTAAAGTCCTTTACAATACGTACGGATTGACCAAAGAGGGAGAAGTGATTGTCTCCTTCATTAAGACTGATTTGTTCCAAAAATTGGGCGAATTAGGATGGCTATTCAATTCCATGGAGCTTATGGCTGAAACTCCTGAGTTTAGCACTTGGGAGATTGAGTTCACTGAGGATTAACCATGCAAATAAACATCGGAGACACTATCATCTGCTTTGAAAAGATCGACCCAGAAAACTGTTGGACAGGAGTAGTTACTGAATTGCATGGAGAGCGTGGGATATTCAGAAAGGAACAAGGTCGCGATGGACACTGGTTCGGAGGGTTTAGGTCTTCTGATATACTAGACATTGTTCACCGTTGGACTAACTGGAATTTCATTAAGCTAGATGATACAGGCAATACTCACAAACTTGAGCGCCTTGCTCCACAGATTAACAAAAGAGTAATACGAGATTAAGGAGGCTTATAGATTAAAACATAGTTTACCTAAAATTAGCACTCCGTAGACCTTCAATTAGCAGTTGAAGAATTAAGACCGGTTAGGCAGAAATGTCTAGCCGGTTTTATAAACTAAACAAATTTATGCCCATATCAGAATATATAGAAATAACTTGTAGATACTTAAACGAACAGAGAAGGACTTGCACGTTTCCGAATGGAGTAGGGTTTATAGTGTGTCCTCATCCTAGGTACAGAAGATACGATTGTTCTCGTCCCATTGGAACTAGCGGCTGTTGGGCATATGATAGCAATGGCAAATAAGTCGTAATTCCAAAAATAATTAAAAGGGTAGTAAGAGACTAATATGATTAAAGTCGGCTCAATAGTTAAATACATAAACGTAGGCGGTTTATCTAAAGAAACCTACAAGATAGCCACGATTAAAGATGGCTATGTAACTCTTTGCAATGAATATAATAAGATTCATGCACCCAACGCTGACCCAAATTATATAGGTAACATTAATTGGTTCAGAGATATTGGCCCTATAGAAAAGAGAGTGGTGAGAGACTAATGAATACATATACCTGCGGAAACGCTGCTTGCGTAGGAGACTCTGTGCTAGTAATGAACTCTAGCCACCTACAAAGAGTAAGGCCAAGCTTTCTAATCGGACAAACCTTGGATGTCCTTAAGATTAACAGTAATGGCAATGTCTGTATAGATATCTCTGATGTCTTCTGGAACGCTAAAAGATTTAAGCTAGTATGCAGAAAGAAAGTACGCCCTGTTATGAGGGTCGTTAAGGATTAATATGGAAATTAAAACCGGTGACAAAATAAGATTAGGCTCAGAAGTCGGCGTATACACTTGGCCTCTTCTTGTTATAAAACAAGACGAATACGGGTATTGCATGACTGAAGACGGGAACAATGTGTCTGGTCATGACGACAACATAGACGCTTTAATGTATGGTCATAAAAACTGGAAAGTTATAGAAGTCAAAAGAGGCTCAGAATGGGTATCATTTAAGCCAACTTTGCCAAAGATTAAGAAGAGAGTAATCAGAGACTAAGGAGAAATCATGGAAAGCGAGTTCAGCAAGGTAATGTATCAGTTGCAGGTAATCAGAGTTTCCGGTACGCCTACATTCTTAAAGCGCGTATCTGAGACTACCCTCACCACCGACACAATCGGCGCTAGGCTGAGGACTGAAGCAAGGAAGAGCAACCCTAAAGTTATTAGGGAGTATTTTCCTTCTGACAAAAAGGGAACGATGTTAGTCAGATACAAGTGGAATACAGACTACGGGAGGGCAAAATGAAGGTTGGAGAATTAATCCGTATACTACAAACCCATGACCCGGTCTTAGATGTTGCGGTTCATGACGCTCAGGAAGAAAGCGTTAGCATGGCTTCCGGAGTTTTCACCGAAACAAAGGGAGAGGAAGATGAACATGTGTACGTCAAAGGCGACCATCCTTTCGACTATTGCAGAGACAAAGTTACAGATACAATATTAGTAATCACAGGAGGCTAAATGAACAAAGAACATCAGAAGCAGTTTAACTTCACGGTTAATCCGTGGCTTACGATAGCCGTCTGGGCCAACCATAAGGCCGAGGCGCTTTCCAAGGCGTACAAGTTCGGCATTGCAGACCTGAAGGTAAAATAACAAGTCGGAGCCGGCCTAATCCCATGACATTAGGTTCTGCATGTCAGACTGAAAGCGGCTCCGCACAATTCACATCCGATACGTTTAAAATCTATTATTAGATGGGCTTATGCCTCGTTAGAAGTCGGATACAATTTATGATGAAAAACTTCCAAGATGGCGATAGAATTTACATAGGCCAAAAGATATATGGCAATGGCTCGTACCGTGGCACTTTAGGAAGCGGTAGAGAGTTGTTCGCTGATGGAGATGTTTACGTCGTCACAAAATGTTCACAGTCTACATTTGTTAATGACTCCATTTCTGTTAAATGTCTAAATTTTCCATACCAAGATTCAGGTTGGTATAGGAAATGGTTTAAGTTTGACCCAGACAATATAGAAATCATGAAACCTGAACCAATGAAAAAGAGAGTAGTGAGGGATTAATTATGCCAGAAACAAAAATACTTCCTGAAGTCGGAGACCATTTACAGCTTTTCAATAACAAAGGAAAGCTAGAATACGACCTAACCATAAAGAAAGGTGCATCCGGGTACAAAGGCGATACCGGATGGGCTAATACTGCTTCCTATAAAACCATAGAAGAGTTATGCAACATCTCTTGGGCCGGGGTTAGGATTAAGAAAATGGACGGGACACTATACTGGTGGAAAGAAGTTTTTGTTCCTGCTATGCCCAAGATACATAAACGGGTAATCAAAGATTAGAAGTTAAAAGTCAAGGAGGATAGTAAATGAAGAAAGTAAAGAAAGCGGTTGTTAGGATAGCGAAGAAGATGAAGAAGCCCGAAGTTAAGTTCTTCGGCTTTAAGGTGGTAGTCCGTGAGGGTGTGAAGCTGATGTCATGCACCAAGGCCGGACTTTCGGTTCAGTACATAACCGACAAGTTCGTGTCTCCCAGGATGTGGGGTGGCCCTCTGACTGTGTTCGAGAGCAAGTTCCTCGCGATAGGGTTCTGCGAGAAGCTTCTTTCGACCGTCAAAGAAGAAAACATCCGTGTCTATCGCTGCGAATACGTCCCGACGATGTGTCAGCATGTCTGGCGTTACCGTGACGGCGGACTGAAGTTCAAGAGCATCAACGAACTCCCCGAGAAGTCCATCCTCGCCAAGAGGGTGAAGCTTCTGAAGCGTGTAATATAAGTCAGAGTAGTAAGATGTAAAAGCAGTAAGATGTTAGAGACCTGATAGTGCAGAAAAACAGCAACAGCAGACATCGCCTCGTGCATCGTCTGTGGAACCCGGTTAAAGTCCGAAGATGCTGTAAGACGGTTTTTGCCCATGTTCCGAGCAAAATGTGGGCTTAAATTTATGAAATATAACACTTGTGATACAGTTAATGAAGTTTCTGAGACTTACCATTCCGGAGAAACTCCCCAAAGAGGGGATTATGTGGTAGTCATAACAAGAGACTCTTCATATTTTGGGAGATACTTTAAAGTTCTAAGTTTTGAAGGGTTTACTGCGCATTTCCAGGATAGAAAAACGTGTCTATTTTTGGATAAGCTACAAAAAGTTAGTGAGAGAGAGTATTTAAAAAAGACCAAGATACTACTGAGGGTAGTAAGAGATTAACATGACATTCCAAAACATACAACCCGGAGACTTTATTCTATTTGCCGCTTCTAATGGGACTAAGTATTACCATAAGATGTGTAAAGATGAAAGAGGGTGGTATACGTCAGTACATTCTAAGGGAAAGATAGGGAACGAGTCTTGGCCTTATGGATACATTACAATTCCAAATTGGTCTCCAACCCAAAACATATTCCCGTATTTTGAAATATGGAAATCAAACTGGGATATGTATTATTGCGGAGTAGAGAATGGGAACTCTTTAACTCATATAGATAACCCTTTACCGATTAGTAAATTTTATCGTCCAAAAATGAAAAAAAGGGTTATTAGAGACTAAATTTACCCGACCTAGTCAAACGAGTCCAAGCACCTAGTAAGTAAGAGCGAACGGTCTGTACGACAATTAGCCACTCCTGAAGAGTCATGGCAGAGTAGACGAAAAGGGTTAGACTCCTCTGGTCGGCATTTTATATGAATACATACATAAACGGTAGACAACCAAAGATGGGTGATTGTGTTGTTATAGTCAGACATCCAAACGACCACCCATTATTTAAGATGTGGTTTAAATATGTAGTTATAAGAGCAGAAACTACGTACGTAAAACTAAATAATAGATATTCTGTTTATTTAGACTATGTAAGTCATTACGACGATTTGACCGATGCTGAAAAAGAGCTGGTCGAAAAGAACTCAACAGTAGTTAAAAGAGTAATCAGAGACTAAGGAGATAACATGGAAACTAAGACTAAAGGCGAAGAAATGGTTGCCAAGAGGAATCTGTGCAACTTCAAGATAAAGCGGGCTGTCGGTGGCGTGGAGATATTCATTAAGTCGGAACTTTACGAGGACTTCTTTAATAAGATTTCCTCCGGCAAGGCGATAAAGGCTCCGTCCGGTTCGTTCTTCGGAGAGGGCGAGAAGTATTACGACGTTAAGAAGTGCTCAGTACCTCGCTCAGACTACGAGTATGGCGTGTCTGTTGCGGATTACGGTCGCAGGGAGTTGATTAACCCCGACAACGCGTCTTATGACTTCTCGTTCATTAAGACTGTCGGCATCAAAGACGGAGTGAAGTTCACTGTAAACGGGATGTTCCTGCAGGAAGACATCGAACGTCTTCAGAAAGACTTCACTAAGTTCACCAAAGCGTTCTTCATCAACTACGCTAAAGAGAACTCCATAGAAGTCACCATAAGCGCGATAGCCTGATACCGGGAGGTATAATGGAAGAGAAGAAACTATACGACAAAAAGTTCGTCCATATAGACAAGGTGGGACTAGAATTAGAGGGAGGGTGGGAGAATCCCCCGTCTTTCCAGATAGCAGGTGATTCTAGCGTCCACTGTAACGGGAACGAACTGGGAGAGGCTAGGACAGTCCCGCAGGATAACCTTAAAGACGTATTCAACGAGATAAACACAAAATATCCCGATGATATAGACGCTTCCTGCGGTATGCACATCCACATAAGTATAAAGAATGGGATGCTTTTTCAGGTAGCTGATAAGAAGTTCCGCGATTACTTCATATATCGCATGGGATTACTTGCCAAATACCTTAGACATTCCGGCAATGAGACAGACTATAAGCGGTTCATCGCTAGGTTCAACAATAGCAATACCTATTGCAAGAGAGAGTTCGCACCTAGGGAACAGCTCAGAGGTGGCAACTCTCGTAGGACTATGCTCAACTTCTGTGCTTATAGGAAGTATAAGACTGTGGAGTGCCGTCTTCTGCCTATGTTTGAGAATCTTTCAAACGCTAGGATGGCCGCATATGAGGTAGTGGACACGTTCGAGAGTTACCTTGAAAAAGAAAGCGTAAACTACGAGCCTGTTGAGGTGGATATAGAGGTTAACAACTCTTTCTTCGTACCCGACAATGTTTCAATGGAGGTAATATGTGCGTAATAGTCGCAATGGAAAGCAAGATACCTAGCCTTGAAACACTCAAGCTATGTGAGAAGAAGAACCCTCACGGTGGAGGCATCTCGTGGGTTCACAAAGATAAGGTGCATTTCAAGAAAGGCATCCAAGCTGAAGAGATACATTCTATCGCAGTAGAGTTCGGCCCGCCTTGTATCGCGCACTTCCGCATTTCTACAGTCGGAGGTGTACCCAAAAGTCTAGCGCATCCGTTCCCAATACAGAAAGTAATGACTGATGACCTTGAGGGAGAGGCTAGTTCTGTTCTCTTCCACAATGGTCACTGGAAAGATTGGGAAGAAGAGTGCTATCGCATGGTTCTTGCCAAAGGAGCCAACTTCACAGATGGGGATTGGTCTGATAGTAAGGCTATGGCATGGCTGACTGCGTGTTCGCATCATTCCTTCCTTGGATTCCTCAAATCACAGAGAGTTGCAATTCAGACCCCAAAAACCAGAATATACTACGGTTCTTGGGAGAAGAAAGACGAAACGTGGTATAGTAACCTTAATTGGGAAGAAAAGGATTACTCCAAGTACCGCCACACCGGCAAAATGGATGATACGTGGTGGGAGAAACATGGTTGGACATATGAAGAAAGCGCCGACGGTGGTGGTGCGTGGATTCCTCCGAGCGAGAAAGTTGGTGATTCCAAATGAAAGGATACCAGACTGGAACCGTGGTTGAAGTAAGCGGACAAGACGCTATTCTTTCTCAGGTTAATTACGGAGAGATATGCCTTATTGACATACAATCCGGAAATCGTTGGCATGACCCCATTCCTGTCGACTGTGCAGACACGATACCTATCTCTAAAATAAAGGAGGCGGCGGATTTTGAACCCATAAAGATAAAAATGGCTAGATTTGCTTAATATGACAACACTTACAATCAAGGGAATAGAGTATAATATAGACTTTATTGAGGATTCGCACGAATACTATGTAAATGGTACAAAAGTTCCGTGTGTGTCCAACTATCTATCTGATGTTCTTTCCAACAATGAGCCAATCCCTGAGTACGCTATGCCCGCGGTCAAAAGGGGAGTTGTGTTCCATAAGATAATAGCCCTTGATTTAACCTGTGGTGTAGATATTCAAAGTATAGATGAAGGTCTTAAGGGTTATTGGGATTCCTACCAGTTGTTTAAATCAGAACACACTTTAATTCCTGATGCAGTTGAGGGTATAATTTACAACCCTGTAGAGAATGTCTGCATGACGTTGGATTACCGTGGCATATTAGATTGCTCAAAGAGCCTTGTGGATTGGAAAACAGGCGGTATGTATGCAAAGTATAGGGCACAGCTTGGAGGATACTATCGAGGGGCCGTGGAGTGCTTTGGATTTATACCTGAATTACTTGCCGCGGTACAAATTTTTAAGAATGGTAAAAAAGCTAAAGTTCATGAGTACGACATAAATGACTGTTCCCATAGATGGGGGTCAATACATGAAGTTTATAACATGAGGAGAGAAAGATGAAAATATACGCTTGCGACACTTGTCAGCATAAAGAGAACGCGACTTGTCCTTGGGCCATATATATATGGTTCAGATACAACAGAGAAGTTTGTTCTGATTATAGGAGATTTAAATAGGAGATAATATGACAGGCTTACAAAAACTGGTGAAACTTTTAGAGAGAGACCTAGATAAAATAACGGAGATAAGTTGCATTTCCGAGAGCAATAGAATAAAGGGGTATTTAGACTGTGCCCGCCTCCTCCTCTCCCAAGAGCGTGAGCAGACGGAGGGGTTGGTGGAGGAGTTTAAGAAGTGTGTGGATAGGCATAAAACACATTGGAATAGCCAATGGGCAATAAATACCATGGAAGAAATCCTCTCTCGCTACACCCCCACGGAGAGCATAGCGGAGAAGCCGCTGGTGATGACTTCCCAAGTATTCTGGCACGATGATGAGGATGGCGGTGGATGGGCGTTTACTGTTAGAAAAGGCAAGGAGGTTATCAGGCGTGGATGCGCGGACACAAAGGAAGATGCCGAAGCCAAGGCCCGCCAGTATTTAAATTCGTTACCCGACAAGGAGGTGAGATAGATATGTTGTTTGGATTAGAGTTGGACAATTATGCCATAACCATTGCGCTTGTAGCTAGTTGCCTTAATTGGGTATTTCTTTGTTGGGCGATAGCCATAGACCCGAGTGAACACCATAAGGGGCATTGGACTACGAAAGATATATTTGAATACCGCCCCAAGGACAAAGGAGCCTCTAAATGATAATCACGGAGAAAATGTTGAGCAAAGAAGAAAACCCATGTGATGATGGTCTGGCGTGGTTCAAGAAAGAACCCAACCACGATATGACGGCCTTGGTTAAGTCTGCCATAAAACAGGGTGGAGAACCCATGAATTATGTCGGGTGGGGCCTGTGTGCTGTAATGACCAAAGAACAGCGCATAGAGTGGGGCATATTCTCGGCTTATCAGGTAGCGCACCTATGGAAAGACAAGTCCCCCAAAGAATACGCCATATGGGACGAGTGGGCGAGTGGTAGGGATAGGTGCGCTACCGCTAGGGCCGCCGCTAGGGACGCCGCTAGGGACGCCGCTAGGGACGCCGCTTGGAACGCCGCTAGTGACGCCGCTAGGGACGCCGCTAGTGACGCCGCTTGGAACGCCGCTAGGGCCGCCGCTTGGAACGCCGCCCACAACAAAACGTTAGCCAAAATACTCCGTTACGGGGTTAAGATATTGAACGAGGGAGGGAGGAGATAATATGTTCGGAATAGACAAAATAAAACTAGACCTCATACGCCTTTGGAACGCCATAGAGAGGGTGGATAAAACTGCTACTTGCGCTCTTAAAGATGGGGATGTCAGACACGAGGTTGTCCACAGGTTGAATAAACAGGTGCAAGAACAGGGGCAAGCCATACACGCGCTATCTGAATATTTGGGGGTAACTTTTACGCACAAGAGCGTGCCAGACCCGTCTATGCTACCCCCCGCCCCTATCATGATGGAAGTAATGGTCTGTGTCCCCCGCCCGTCCACGACAGGCGAGGAAAAGGGGGAGAAATGAAAGCCAAGGCTTATCCAAGTTGTAAAGAGTTCCCTTGTGAAAGCATCTCCTGTGATGGTGCCAATATCCTACGGGAAATAGAAGTAGAAATACCCACCGCCGACCTTATCGCAGAACTGGAACGGAGGAGGCCGTGTAAAAAATGCGTTACGCAATCCGATATGCGGTGCGTGTCTTGTGTATGGAGCGCAGTTTACTCTATGAATAAAAAAGACAACTTCACACCCAAAAGCGAGGAGGTAAAATGAAAGCTAAAACCAAAGAGGCGATAGGGGCAGTAATAGAGGACTTATGCTCTAACGGAATTGGGGACCAGACAGCCCTCGCAAAAATCTGCGCCATAGTAGAACAGGAGAGGCAGGGGGAATTAGTGATAGCGAATGGACGGGTAGCGCGCAAAATCCACAAAGATAAATGGGCTTTGATGGTAGGGCGGTTAGGCCGTCTAATTTTCATCCCCGACGAGGTGACGAAATGAGGGCGAACGTGGATAAGGAATGGGCGTTTTTAGTGCTTTCTTTGGTGTGGGGGATTTTAACTGTGGGATGGTATATATTGGAGGCCAAATGAGCAAGTATATTGTGGAACTGGAAACCAACAATCCGAAGATGGCCGCAAATTATACACGGGAAGAACTGGAAAAGATATTTGACAAAGCGCAAGAGGTGGTGGAGGTAGATGCCGTATCAATGCAATACTACGGCGAAACAGAGAATGGAAAGATACACGATAAAGACGGGTGGCATGTAAAGTTGTACGCCGCTAAACTGGAGGAGAAGAAATGAAGTTCACACATAAAAGGGTTTTTATAGTTAATGTCCACAGAAAATGGGAGGAGGTTGTTAAAAGCATGGAGGATAACG